ATTCTCTGATTTGAAACTGCTAAACGAGTAATAAAATGGCAAATTTTCAAGCTCCTACTGATTTTACACTTAAGTCAGTAATAATCGAAAAAGGTGGTAATACATATGAGATCAAGCAATTGGTATCTCTTTTTGCATATATTGAAGATATTACATCTCCATTTGTAACTGCAAAAATGCAAGTTGTTGATTCTGCTGGACTTTTACAGAGTTTGCCTATTCAAACAGGAGACAAAATTCAAATATCTATTAACACATCTTTTAGTGAAGAACCAATAGATTATTCACTTGCGATATCCTCTGTTGGTGGTAGATATGCTGAGCAAAAGAAACAAACATATACTCTCACATGTGTATCTCCAGAAGCATTAGTTGATTCTGATATTAGACTAGTTAGAAATTTACGAGGTAATCCAGAGAAAATTATTGGTGAATTATTACTCAATGATATTAAGACAGATAAAATATTTTACTCTGAGAAAAGTAAGTTTGATATCAATATAAGTCCTAATAGGAGAAGACCTTTTAGTATTTGTTCTTCTATTGCTACTGAATCTGTATCTTTAAAAACTAAAAAATCTGCTGGATTTTTCTTTTGGGAGACTAGAAGAGGTTATAATTTCTTTGCTGCTGATAGTTTATGTGCAACTAAAGAAAGTGAGTTTAGATCAGAAAATTTAAATACTGAAGCATTTGGACCATACATTGAAAGACTTGGTAATCAAGCAGGAGATGTTGATTCTAGAAATAATATTCTAAAATCTGTGTTTTCTACTGATATGGACGTTTTTACTGCATTGAGAACTGGTAGATATAATTCAAACACTGCAACTTTTAATTTATCTACTGGTGAGTATAAAGAACATAAGTATAATTATTATGATCAATATGCAAATCAGGCACATTTAGGTGGTCAGGAAAGTCTTGACGAAATTCCTGGAGTTAGTGAAAATATTACAACAAACGAAGGAAAGTATATGTCATTTGTTATTGACCATGAGAGATGGCATAACAAACTTTCAATCGCTTCTCCAGAACCTACAGATGGATCGGATGAACCAACACAATATGCCGATAATCATGCACAAATTGTGTCTTATGCGTTGAGTAGATATAATTCATTAAAAACACAGCAGTGTACTATTGTGATTGCTGGAAATCCTATGATTTGTGCTGGAGATAAAGTAGATATTAAATTGATAAGCAAACTTCCTAGTTCTGTATCTTTCACAGATCCTTGGGACAAGGAATCAAGTGGACTGTATCTCGTTAGTGAGGTTACCCACACATATGACACAACATTAGACCGAAATGGTCGATTTTTGACTACAATACGACTGATGCGAGATTCTTTCGGAATGCAAGATCAAGTGTCATCACATGGCAATAAATAACTACAGGAGGTAATTACCTATGGACAATATCGAAGAGCATATCAAGAAGGACAAAGAGATCCTTCAAGATCCAACTACTAATCCACAAATGCGCCGTCATATTGAAGGTGAATTGCATGATTTGGAAGAGTATGTCGAGCACCATAAAAAAGAAATCGAAGCAGGAGATCATCACGATCCAACTTACCTAGAACTATATTGCGATCAAAACCCATCAGAACCTGAGTGCCTAGTTTATGAGGATTGAGAATGGCAAGACTCGATGATTCCATATCCAGATTCCTTCCTGCCAATAAAATTGGTGCGGATCAATCTGGGTGGATAGGTATAATTGAGGGAAAAGCACAAGAAGATCCCAATAATAAAGGAGGATATCGCTACAAAGTTCGTATTATTGGCGATAATCCTGCTGATTTTGATGCTGTACCTACATCGGATCTGCCATGGGTATCAACTGCGATGCCTGTTAATGCTCCATATATGCCAGGTAATACTGGAGGAGCACATCCCCAACTTGAAAAGGGATGTTGGGTAATTGGAATTTACCTTGATGGAAACAAGCAAATTCCAATTATTACTTTATCTATTGGACAAGTTCCTGGCGCTACCCTGGTAGCAAACTTGTCTGGACCACAAAGACTTCAAGTAATACCGTTTGGAACAGAGATTCCAGATGATGTTAATCCTAGTACTGATGGTGATCCTAATACTACTGAAGCGAACACTTCAACTGGTGGACTGCCAGACGGCGATTTAAATGCTAATGGTGAAGAAAAAGTTCCCATTCCAACTAGATGGGATTCTAATGATAAAAGAGAAAAGTGGTGTCAAACACTAGCAGAAAAATGCGATGACCAAGATCTTAAGACTCAAGTAACTAGTATTCTTGGAGATTTTTTGAAACTGGTCCAAGATAATAATGGAAACATTGGAACATATGCTGTTAATCTAGCAAATGGAGAAATCAGTAATGTTATCGGTGATGCTAGAAGATCTGTCAATAAAATGATGAGAGTCATTCGTGAGTTTATTGCACGAGTGAAAGGATTTGTCATTGAGAAAATGACTAACGCTGTCAAAGATCTTATCAATGCAATTTTAAAACCAGATGAAAGTGGAAATGCACTAACACCAGTAACAGAGTGGTTTAATAATCTGCTTAAAGATCTAGGTTGTAAGATGGCAGATCTTGGAGAAAGATTAGAGAAGTGGTTGACTAATGTTTTGATGGGATACGTTCAGGACATTTATCGTGCTGCAGCATGTCAAGTTGATACACTAGTAAATGGAATTCTATCTAAGATTAATTCTTTGATGGAAGATATTCTAGGTAGTATTTTAGGTCCTATTCAAGATATTCTAGGTGCAATTGCTGGTCCTCTAAACTTACTAGGTCAAGCAGTCAATTTTGTATTAAATCTCCTAGGTATTTCTTGTTCTGGTCCAGACAAAACATGTAAGGTTTATAAAAAAATCTGTACAGATGGTGAAAAGAAAGAGAAGGGAGATGATAAAGACTTCTTAGACAATCTTTTAGATAGTATTGATAACCTCTTCCCTGCAACAGGAGCAGATTACACTCAATACACTTGTGAAGATGCTTACACTGGAACACCATTAGTAGCGACTAACGTTGGATTTACTGGCGGAGTTCCTTCCCCAACAAAAAATCCAGATCTTTCTTCTGAAGAGAATAAAAAGAAAATTTTCTATACTATTGATGATGTAGAGGTTGAGGAAGGACGAGAAGCATTATTCAGAGTTACTAGAAGTGGATATCTAGATGAAGCATCTTCTTTGAGATTTAGAACTCTTAAAAAGGGAACAGCAACTCCAGATGTAGACTATATCCCTGTTAGTGGTATTTTAGGATTTGCTCCTACTGAGAAACAAAAATTTATTGCGGTTAGAACTCTCTTCAATCAACCACAAGAAGTTGCAGAAAGTTTTTATGTGAAGTTGGAAATCAATTCACCTGTAGATGGCACTGACATTGGATCTAATTTCATCAAAAACATTGCTCAGGGAACTATCTTTGAGGAAGATCCTGTAAATATCGATGATCCTTATACTCCTGGAGACACTAATCCAGTAACAGGATTGGATGATGTATTCCCTCCAGAAACTACGGATGTTCTTCCAGAACCAGAAGAAGGAGAAGATACAACTCCAGATCCTGGTGAACCACCTAGGTACACAGTTACTCCTAATAGAACAGTTTGTCCAGAGGGAGAGTTTATTGTATATACAATCGAAACTTTCAATGTTGTTAATGGAACAGTTGTATATTACACTTTGACAGGTGATGGAATCACATCAGGAGATATCGTAAATGGTTCTCTTACTGGAAGTGTGAGAATAAATGATGCTAAAGCAAAAGTTACCATTGGTATTGAAGAAGATGGTGTGGTAGAAGAAGAGGAAGTTCTTAGATTTACTTTGAATGGTAAAGGTGTATTTGCTGATGTATTGATTACCTCTGAAAGTGATCTTGCAGATGATGATCAAAGTGAAGAGATTCCAGATCCATCTGATGATATTTTTAGACCTCCATTTGTAGATCCTGAAAAGATTATTACTGATGAAAATGGGGGAATCATTGATATCCCTATCG